TCTTGGGCATGGAGATGTAGCTCCAGGCCGCTTTGGTGTGGGCGGCGGTATCTATGGGATAGCGCTTCTTCCCGTCTGCCTTGTAGCCCGGATCGGCGTACGCCACATCGCCGTACGGCTTCTTGGGGTCCTTGGCGGCGCGGGTTGCACAGGTGGTGCAGATGCCGTCGTCGAACACGTGCTCGCCGTCATCCTCACCCTCGGGTGCGTCCTCGGCGCCCGGCGTCCCCTCGGGCGCGGCGGCGGCGCGCAGGTTCTCCAGCGCCTTCGCCAGCTTGGTCCCGCCCAGCTTGCGCAGCTCCACCAGGTCCGCGTGGGACAACTCGGCCAGCGCGCCGATGGTGTCGCTGTTGAGGACGGCGTGGGTGGTCGGGTTCATCCCGTAGTTGACCACCGACACGTCGCCCTTCTGCAAGCTGACCTCGGTGATGGTCCGGTGGGTGTAGCTGGAATCCCACATCTGATCCTTGACCCGGAACCCGAACGACATCTCGTCCATGTCACCGCGCCGCATCTTGGGGATGAGCGCCTGGACATCGGGATCGGTCTTGTCCAGGGTGGCGCGCACCCGCAGGCCGTTGCGGTCGCGGTACAGCTGAAGCGTCCCGCTCTTGGTCCGCGCCAGCGGGCAGCCCTCGTGGTTGATGAGTAGCTGTACGTCGGGACTGGTCGCCAGCGTCACGTCGAAGGCGGTCGGCTGAATCTGCTCGGTCCACCCTCCGCGCTCGATGCCGCCGTAGCAGTCGTACGGCTCATAGGTGGCGGCGTATCCCTCAAGGATGAGGCCGTCGCCCACTTCGCGGTGCTCGAACTTGGTGGCGCACGTCCGGTGTTCCATCACGTCGAGAATCTTGGCGCGGTTGGCGCGGTTGGTTGGCGCGGTCATTTCGCTGCTCCTACCTTCGACCCGTTACGGGGCTTGGGGATATTCTCGCCCCCGGTCGCCGGTTGTGACGGCATCGACGCGGGTGTTTTCTCCATCGGACCCTTGACTTGCAGCGAGGCCGTCTTGGTCGGGTCCATCCCCAGCGGTCCCATCGTGGTCGGCTGCATGAACTTCTTGCCCAGTCCACCGGCTATCGGCTCCATGAGTTCCTTCGCGCGGACCTCGTCGGGGTTCTGCCAACCGGACTGGATCGCGGTCTTGTAGGCGTTGTACCGGACCTCGATGTCGCCGCGCAGCAAGTCATCGAAGTCGAACTCGATGTACTGACCCTTGGGTAGCAGGTCGGAGATGACGGACTCGATGTTAGCCGTCCAGGCGCGGAAGGTGTAGGTCACGGCGGCGCGATTGATCTGCTCCACACCTGTGCCCCAAGCGGTGGTCTCTTTGGTATCGCCGATCAGGATTGGGGGCACCCCGAACATGGTGCAGATCTCGCTGCGCTGGAACTGTCTTGTTTCGAGAAACTGGCTCTCATCAGGCCGGATGGTGAGGTTCTGCCATTTGAAGCCGCCGGTCAGGATGGCCGGGAGCCGCCTGCCGCCGTGGCTGGCGATCCAGTTCTGCTGCTGGCGCGAGACCGCCTTCTCGTCCAGGTTCTGGTCGGTGCACAGCAGGCCACTCGGGTTTGCCGACTCCTTGAACCAGCGGTAGCCGTACTCCTCGGCCGACAGCGCCATACCGATAGCGACGGCGGCCTGACGGACCGGACTGAGCCCCCACGGTTCGCCGGGCATCGTAAAACGCCTGATGTGCACCATGTCGTATTTGTTCACCGGCTCACCCATGACCCGGTAGATCGGGTCGAACCAGTACAGAATCTCCGGCCGGCGCTCAAGGAACACGATGTCGGGATGCAGCGGCATCAGCGCGGTCGGGTAGCCGTCCGCCGAGCGGCTGGTGACCAGGTGATAGCTGTTGCCGCGCAGCGCCAGCGACGCGATGACCATCCACTTCCACTCAAAGAGGTTGAACCCCGGCCAGGGTTGACGGATGACGGCGGGTTGCGGTGTGAGTTCGATTGGGACACCGTTGGCGTCCTTCCGGTACGCCCTCCAGGGCAAACTCGCGATGGTGTCGGCCAGTAGCCGCACGCACGCGAGCACCGTCATCGACGACATCGCGCGGTGCACACCCACGAAGTCGTCGATAACGCCGACCTGCGGGGGCGGGACGAACGACGACGACATCAAAGCGCGCTGCTCCCGATCGTCCTGCCCGCCGCGACCCGAGAGCACGGCGGGCAGGCGCGACAGGATGCTCACGGGCCAGGCGTCCCGGTCGAGAGCGCGAGGGCGAGCAGGATGACACAGATGCCCAGCACGATAAAGCCCGCCGGGACGGAGAGCAGGCCGACACCGACCGTTAGCAACGTGATGCCCAGCAGCTCAAGCAGTGTGGAGGTCAACTCCTGCCGGTTGGCCTTGGGCTTGGGTGGCTGCTTGACCGTGACCTGCGACTGAGGGACCTGCTGCGTGAGCTTGCGCTTCTTGCCCCGCGGCTTGGGCTTGGGCTTGTCCTCGACCGGCGCGGGTGGCTCCTGGTAGCTGACCTGCAACCCACGGTCGCGCAGCCCCTCGGCCATCTCGTCGCGGGACGGGTCGGTGTAGAGCCGCTGGCCCGGTCCGGTCAGCGGATACGTGCGCCGCGCCGGGTCAATGGGCGTTACGTTGCCGTCTTCCACTGTTCCTCCTGCTCGGCCGCCTGTTCATCCTGCTTGGCCGCCGCCAGCTCCCATTGTTTGATAACTTCCTCGTCCGGCCATACATGACACACCGGGTCAGGTGCATCGGGTGTGTACTGTTCCAGCCACACCGCCTGGGCGCAGGCGACCAGGCAGGCGATGTCCACCGGGGAGTTGCGGCGGTCGAATATCCAGGCGTCGCCCGCCGTCCGCGCGATACCGGACGCGGCGGCGCGGTCCAGGATCGGCTGCGGCGGGTGGAAGATCGAGTGATTGCAGATGCCGTCGTAGAGCAGGCCGCACGCCGTTTGCAGCTCGACGCCGGTCGGACACGCGACCACCGGCAGACCCGCGGCCTCGAAATCATTCAGCAGGCCGCTGATCGGCGCTCCGGTCTTCTGGACCGCGATGCCGACGTACAGGTCCCTTCGTTCCTTCAGCCACGGAATCACCCAGTCCAGCCCGCGCGCCGCCTGCATCACTTGGATGTGCAGACTCCCGTCGTCGCGCCTTGCGGCAATGCTGATGTAGCTCTTGGTGCGTTCGTAGTTCACGTCCACCCCGACGTACACAGGCGATTCCTCTGCCCTCCTACTGGTTGGGTCCATCGTTTCGTGCCAGTGCTCGGCCGGGATGATGCCGGGGTCCATCGAGTCGACCCATTGACACAGGTGCTCGGTCTGGAATCCCGGCATGTCGCGGAACTGCTTGGCTTCCAGGAACGCGCTGAGGTCGTCGATGGTGAAGTCGTTGAGCATCCCCATCGCCGGGTTCGCCATATACCAGTAGCGGCGGTCGCGCGGGTCGTACTCCTGCGGCACCGACCACTCGGCCAAAAAGATTTGGGTCTCGGCCGTCTCGCTGGTCTGGATGCGCCGGATGGCCCCGTCGCGCAGCGGACGCAGGACCTCACTGCGCTGGTCCCCGGCGTTGGACGTGCAGATGACCTGGCTGTAGGGGCGCGCGGTGGTGGTCGGGACGATGGCGTTCCAGGCGTCCGACGTGGTGTGTTCACGCAGCTCGTCCAGCATGGCGATGTCGACGGCCAGCGACCGCGCACCCTTACGGGAGGCCGTGGCCGCGCGCCAGACCCGCCTGTTGGTGAGGATCGCGCGGTGTTTCCCATTCGTGACCCGGTGGTTGATCAGCTCGTTGCACAGGAACCTGTTGTTGCGAATCTCGTCCACCACGTCCTTCAGCGTGGTTTCGGCGTAGTCCAGGTTCTGTGCCGCCAAGACCGCCAGCCGCGCGCCGGGACACTCCGGGGTCACCCGGCCAAACCGGGACAGGAACAGCCGCCAGAGCCCTAATCCCTTGAGCCACTGCGTCTTCCCGTTTTGCCTCGCGACGAGGACGACGGTGATCTTGAACCTGAACCCGGCCTGGTTCTCCCCCTTCTCCAGCGCCGAGATGTAGAGCCACTTCTGCCACGGCAGCAGCTTCCACTTGCAAACCATCTGCAAGAAGTCGATGCAGTCGTATCCCCAACTCCACTCTGGCGTCGGCAGGCCGTCCGGCCCGCAATGCTGCGGCAGCGGTGGTGTGAAGATGCGCGGAACCGTCGATCCGATGCGGACGACTTCTTCCCGCTCAAGGAGAGTGGTCATCTATCAGATCTGCTGTTCTTTGGGCCGGTGGCGGCTGCGGTACTGCGCCAGCTCGTCGCCGGGTTCGATGACGCCTTCCAGCTCGCTCTCGGCCCCGATGGGTGGCATGAGCTGTCCGCGCGCCTCGTCTTCCAGGCCGTACAGCCGTCCGTACATCTCCATCAGCCGCCGCGCGACCTCGATACCTTTGGCGTCGCCGGTCAACGCCTTCGGCCACGCCGCGCGCAGCAGCGCCTCCAGCCGGTCGACGTAGATGGCGAGCGCCTGGTCGGACAGTAGCTCGCGGTGGTCGGCGGCGTCCTGAATCGACTGCT